CACTCGTGTCCGCAGTCGTGACGGCCATCGCCATCGCAACCGCGGTCCCCGAGGAATTGGTTTGGAGCGAGGTGGCAGCACCGCCAATGCACACTGAGAACAGCCCGGCTCCCGTGCTGCCGGGGTTCGTGCCCAGCGCGGCGTAACCCGTCGAGTTTGCCAAAACGACGTTCACGCCAACCGGCATTTCCTGCCAGTAGAGCGTCCGAAGACTCACGTAAGGGCCGTTCGTCGTATCAATGGCCTGGTAGGTCGGTGTCCCCGCCGAGGCCCCAGGATACGCGCAGCCCCCAATCGAAAGCGTGCCGCCGGCCGCCGTCTGGCCGATCTTGAGGGAGTAGTTGTCCAAGGCGCGCGACGGGTTGGAAGAGCCCAAGGCGTCCATCTGCAAGGTGCCAATCAAGCCTGCCTTGGTGGCAGCCGCCCCGGCGGCTCCACTCAGGCTGCCGGCTAGGTATGTGTCTTGATACCAGACGGACATTGGCTCGACTCCCTATAAGACTCCGCTGATGTTCGTGCCGCCGCCCATGACCGCCGCAAACGTCAACGCGATGTCGGCGTAGACCAGCGAATGGGCGTAGTGGTCGGGGCCGGTCTCGACGTAGACCGCCTCGGGATTGCCGTGTTCATCCTTCTCGTAGGTCCGCACCAGGTTCTTCAGGTGCTCGCGGTACTCCACGGAAACGTCGCACGGCAGTTGGATTCGCGTGGGATTCGCCTTGAAGCGGCCGAGCGTGCAGCTCAGCCAGTTCGTGCGATCCACGGTCGCCATCGGCGCACCCGTGTCCTCCTCCGTGACGGCAATTTCCTTCGCCGTAATGCCCCGGCGGTAGCGGCACAGCCAAACGAAGCCATGAAACTTGCGGGCAAACCGCCGGGCGTCATTGATGTTCGGGTCGGCGTCGATCACACAGGCCAGGACTTGCCACTCCCGCATCAACTGGCCGAGGTAAGTGAAGTCGTCTTCCCGAAACCTGCCGAACCACAGCAGCTTGCCAAGAGCGGCTAGGTTGATGTCCACACGCTTGTCGCCGTCAAAGAACCACTCCACGACCGAGATGTAGCCGGTCTTGCCCTGGTCCACGCCCATCGTGATGCAGCGCCGGCCGCCGACGAGCGGCCGTAGATCGGCGATGCTGTGCTTCCGCACGGCGTTGTCGATCATCGCATCCGTGACCTGGGCGTTCTCGCCGATGAACGGCACACCCAGCTTGGAGTTGTGAAACTCCTTGTTCGCTACCTCGTCGCCCTGCCCGCGAAAGTAAGCGATGGCAATCTCGCCGGGTGAGACCGTGGACGAGTAGAGTTGGTTGGCGTAAAAGCCACGGGACTCCTGCGGGTCCGCTTGCGGATTCGTCACCTGCCAGAGGCCGCCGGCCAAAAACTCCGGCTTGGCCCTGTGGTCCAGCTTGTGCTTGCACTCCTTGCACTTGATGAACGACTCCTGGCAGCGCGGGTCGCTGACCGTCTCGCCGACGATCTCGACGCAATCGGGCCACACGAACTCCGTCCGCCGGCTGCAACACGGGCACTTGAAGAAGAAATGCTCCTGCGTGCTCGTGAGGAACAGCTTGTGGATGCCGTACTTCGGCACGGTCGGCGTCGAAATAGCGACGACGTGCTTCTCGATCTGCCCGGACAGTCGCTCCAAGGCCAGCCAGATGGCTTTCGTGTCCATCTCGTCCAATTCGTCCAAGACCAGCTCGGAGACTGGAATGGACTTCAGGTTCGAGTCGCCGCGGCTCCCGCGGATGTAAAGGACGTTGGTGCCCGTGGACTTGAGGCCCACGGTGTTGGTGTCTACGAACAGTTGCTTGAGGTAAGGGCTGAGCTTCAGTGCGGTGGCGAAGCGGGCCTTGGAAAAGTCGCTCGCATTCAACGTCGTCGGGAGCACGTACAGCACGTCGCGCTTCAACTGGTCGAGCGTGAAGAACGCCCGATTGATCCCGACTTCCGTGATCCCCAACTGGGCCGCCTTCATCGCCACGGTGAAGGCGGCCTTGCTGTTGTGAATCTCGCGGCACCAGGGGTGATGCAGGAAGCTGTAGGGACCCGGGAAAGGTGCCCCCATCACCCTGCGATACTCGGCCCACCGGCTACACGACCGGAGCGATGAATTCTTGAACCCGACCGTGATGCCCTGCGCAAAGGCGTCCCAGAGATCACCACGGTTGTCGCATCGTTGACCCATCGTGTAGCCACCGCTGTGTCAGAGGTTGCATATCAGGTTCGCTTGGCGTCTCGCTCGGTCAGTTTGCGTTCGTCCTGTGCAACCTCATGGATTCATTAGCCGGCGGTTGGAGCCGGGGCAGCGGGAGCCGGGGCCGGCTGAGCATCGGCGACCGGCTGGGCGTCGGCGACCGGAGTCGGAGCGGCCGGGGTCGGCTGAGCGTCGGCAGCCGGTTGGGCATCCTCAGTCGAGGCATCCGGGGCGGGAGCATCCGTGACCGGAGCCGGAGCGTCCGGGGCCGGCTGAGCATCAGCGGCCGGCTGGGCGTCCACGGCCGGAGCCGGTTGAGCATCGGCGGTCGGCTGGGCATCCGCGGCGGGAGCCGGGGCATCCGCAACCGAGGCGTCCACCGGAGCCGGAGCGTCCACAGCCGGAGGGGCATCCGCGGCCGGAGCCGGCTGGGCGTCGGCGGCCGGGGCCGGCTGAACGTCGGCGGTCGGCTGGGCGTCGGCGGCGGGAGCCGGGGCATCCGCAACCGGAGCGTCCACAGCCGCTTGGGCATCCGTGGCCGGCTGAGCATCGACAGCCGGTTGGGCATCGGCGGTCGGAGCCGGCTGAGCGTCGGCGGCCGGTTGCGCATCCGCAGCCGGAGCATCCGTGACCGGAGCATCCTGGGCAGGAGCCGGGCCGTCCGTGGCCGGCTGAGCCTCGGTCTCCGAAGCATCCGAGTCCGGCCTGATGCCGATGGCCGACATGATCTTCCGGGTCGCCGCACGCAGCAACGAAGGACCACAGCCGCGGGCCGGCTTCTGGTTGGAACCGAGGAAGCACGAGTACACGTCCACTTCGTCTTCCTGAACGCCTTCCGGCAGTTCGATGTCCACATACCGATGCGTGTCGTCCACCACCGTGCCCATCTCGCCTTTCGGCGTGATGACGATGATGCTCACCAACGGGAAATCGCTACGGGGTACGCTGATTCGCATTGTTCACCTCACTGGCCTTCGCCACTTCCAAAAGACGGGTAGCCATCCTCCGCAGATGGCCGGGATCGCCTCCCGGGACACCGAGAAGCGTGTAAACGTGCATTAGCTCAATCGCCGTGTGACAGGTCAGGGCGGCATGATGCCAAAGGGTCTTGCCGTCCTGGGCCGCCAGGTCCGAAATGGGCGGCAGCACTGGTTTTGCCGGCGTCGGCGGGCAATTCGCACACCGTCGCTCGGCCATTGCTACCTCCCGAACACCTCGTTCATCAGCCGGACGGCCTCGTCGATGCTCTGGGTCCGCACAGTCGGATGCCCGCAGCGGATCACCAAGTACACCGGAATGCTCGTGATATGGTTTTGGGCCGCCAGGTCCGGGTGTTCGTCGATGTTGACGCGCTCGACTTCGACACCCATTCGCTCCAACTCGTCCAGCTTCGCGTGACCGGCAATGCAGACCGTACACCAGTCGGCACCGAAGGCGATGATCTTGGGCCGCGAGCACTGGTCCGGTCGCCGATCCGGTCGTGCCGAGTGCTGATCGGGCACCGGCATCGGGGCCACCGGCATCGGCCGCGATGGCTCGCAGCCGAAGAGCAGGACGGTCGCTACGATGGTTGACAGCGGAACCAAGACGGACGTACAGAAAGTTTTCATGCTGACCATCCTTTCCCGCTGTGGAAAGCGTGAATCGTGCGAAGGACTACGGCCACCGCATCGTCCACTGACAGCCGGCCGCGACTCCGTTGCGCGTACTCCACGTTGCTGGCGAACTTGTGTGCCCGGTCGTACTTCCAGCCATGCACCAGCATCAGGTATCGCTCGACGCACTCGTGGACCAGGATGAACGGCAACTCGTCCGGGTGCATCGTGTATTCCAACCACACTTCGCTGGTTGGAATCCAGACGTAGCGACCGTGATTGCCACCTTCGATGAACGGAACGTAGTAGCGGTCGCGGACAACTTCGCCGTTGACCAGCCAGACCGTGATAGGGCCGATTTGGACGTACTGGCGGACGTAGATTTGGCCAGCCTTGACCAAATCCGCGTCCCGCATCTGCCGCAAACGCTGCTCAGCGGTGTTGCCCGCCTTGTAGGCGGCGTCTTTCGAGGCCCCGCAGCCCAGTCGCCTGAGCTGCGTGAGGGCATTGGCCAGGACGAACGGGTACTCGGTCTCCGGCAGATCGTCTTCGAGCCAGATTTCGTTCTCGGGGATCAGGCTCGGGAAGCAGGCGTGGATCGACCACTCGCCGAACTCTTCGTCCCCCTCCGGCCGCGAATCGCGGATGGCCTCGCCGTCCACGACAAAGACCGTGTAGTCACCGTACCGCCGGTAGAACCGCTTGCGGATGTTCACAATGAATCTCCAGCACAACAACCTGCGGTTCTCGAAAGGCTCGCGGTGCATCCGGGAGCCTTTGGAGAACCGGCCCCGGCTGGTTGCGACGCCGGCCGAGGCGCGGGATGCGGAACTACCCGTCGAAGTGTGCGTGCCACAGCAGAGGCCCGACAGGTTCAGTAGAATCGACCCGGCAGCGTATGACCGCAGCGTCGGGTCGATGATGCGGGGATATTACCCCCGAGGGCTCACGCTTGGACAGGAGCCGCCGCAGCCACCGGAGCCGCCGGAGCGGGGGCCGGGGGAGCCGCGGGGGCCGGAGCCGGGGCATTGGCCGCGGGCGGTTCGATCTCGGCGAGCTTCGCCTTGACCAGGGCCAGACCGGCGGGCGTGGCGAGCTTCTTGGCCAGCACGCTCTCGTAGGTGGCTTCCAGTTCCTTCTCGATGGCATCGCTGCCGGACTGCACCAGTTTGGCAACGTCTTGGATCTTCTGGAGCAGATCGTTCACGTCGCCCACGGCAAAGTCTTCGAGCAGCGCGGGCAACAGCTTCAGGCCGGCGTCCCGCAGCTTCACGGCGAGCACTTGCGCGGCCCGCTTCTTGGCCAGCAACTCCTCGTTCTTGCCGAACAGCCACTTGCCGATCTCACGACCAACGAGCACGCACGCCAAGGCCGCCAGAATCACGATCACAACGCTCGGGTTCATCGTTCTCTCTCCGAATTCAGGGATGCCGCGCAAGCGGCGTATCAGTCGAAGGACGCAACGCACACGCACAAGGACACGCGCCGGCTACTTCGCGGT